GCACTCGATACCTGATGGATGCTCTGTGTAGTGCTTAGGTTTGTTAACTACATCGTCATCATGTTTAACATCTACCCATTCTTTGATTGCTTCACTCAAAGGTTTAGAAGCATCGTTATGAATATAGATGTTCCTATCTACCCACTTACTGCCTTCAAAGCAATCCACACATGGATGAATGTTAGGGTCTAACTCGTTGTAGAAACATTTTAAACAACTTTTAGGGTGTATCTGTTCAGCCATATTTCCTCCCGAGGTATTCAACACTTAAAAACATTTCATCCGATGTTCCGTCTTTAACTTCATTTAAAACTACTAAACCTCGCCAGTGTTTATTAGATAATGAGTCCATGTAATCTTCATCATGTAAGTAGTAACTACCTGCAATTATAGCTGTAATTGGTTTACCATCTGCACGTTTACCATAAGCAACCTGTCTTCCTTGTTGGTGTCCACAGACAACAGATTGATGCAGTTTAGTAATCAATTGCTGCGCAGATCCTGTAGGACGACCCATAGCACCGCTTGGAAAGTAATGACTAAATCCAATACCATTAATAAATACAGGCTCTAAGAAGGGATGAACTTCCCAATCTTTAGTATTCAAATGATCGTATGTCATTAAACCTTCTAACATAGGATTATTTTGAACAGCCCTTGAAAGCCTATTCTCATGATTACCCATTAAAAAAACTAGATAAGGCTTATATACCTTATGTTTAGATTCTTTTTGAGCTTTCTGAGCTGCTTTTAAAGGTGCTAAAAGAAGCTCCATTCCTTTGTTACCAGCTTCGACATCAGCAAGATACCTTTTACCTTCAAAGTATTTGCTTCCAGCTTTATCATGACTGCTAAGGCTAGGAAAGTCCCAATGATCCCCAAGGTGTACTACAACATCTGGTTTGTAATCCACAATAGCTTTACCCGCCCAAGTGAGATGCTCCATAGAAACATCAGGTTTACATTGTGTATCAGGAATGCAAAGAATTCTCATCCGTTTCCTTTTTATATGTTTTTAGTATCCATTCAGCAAACTGAATAAGTTGTTCATTACTTGCGTTTTGCTTCATTGCATTTGCTAGTTGAGAGATAACCTGTACGTTTCCTTTAATGTATCCTTTAAAGGGATCTATGCGATCTACTGAAGGACTATTAAACTGAGATACTTTCGTATTTCTAATAAGCTCAAAACCAAATATAGGGCACTTATCAGGAGGAACTATATCTTTTAGTTCTAAATCAAATGCAAGTCCTTTTTCTATAGCTCTATCCTTAATACGTTTTAAAGCTAAAGAATCTTTGTGATTAGCATTCCATTCTTTACTAGAAAGCCTATTACATTTTCTACAGCTTCCTTGTAATCCATCTTTGTTTTTAACGTGACTGCTAAAACAAGATAGTTCAAGTATTTGTCTACACTTGCTACAAGTCTTCAAGATCAACTCCTTCCACAGTTATTTTCTCTCCACTACGGATACCCGCTTTGATAGCTTCTAGGATACCGAAGGATAAGAGTGCTTGAGCTTCATCAGCTGTTAAATCAAACTGATATGTAGCATCGCCATTCTCATGTTCTTTAATTAGATTGACGTTCATTTTCAGCTTCCTTTAAGAACTCTTGACAGTCACCTACATACATGAAGTAGCCTAATACAATTGCAATGGCTTCATTGACTTTCTTGTTCTCAGCAATGTCTTCAGGATGGCTACTGAATCCACCATTGATAGTGTTGAGATAAGTCTCTTTAAGCTTCTCAACGATAATAGCATCTGTAAAGTCTTCCCAAGCCCACTTGAGTTCCTGAGACTTTTCCATTGTTTCAATAAGTTTACTTAACATATATCTGTTTTCCTTTACCTTTTTCAGTTAACCATGTTGATGGAATATCTTTATCAGCATATTTAAACCCATGCTTATCACACCACATACCGTATGTTGTCTGACTTAGCTTTGAGAGTTTAGACTTAGAGTTACTGAAGACAAATCTAATATCTAACTCAGGGTACTGCTCTTGAATCATTAGATGCTTTTGTCTATCTGCTGTGATAAATCTACCCTTACTCTCAATGATGATACCGTTGTTCAGAAGTACAAAGTCAGGAGTGTACTTTCTAGCCTTAGCAGGTTGAATATAATCTATAACTAGCTTCTCATACTCAAATGGAATGCCTAGATTAGTTAGATTCTCAGCTATCTTGTCTTCTAAGCCTGACCTGAATCCATGCTTCAAAGCTACTTGACGTACAGATAGAGGTTTCTTACGTTTAGACTTCATGTGACTCCTTCGTAACGTGATACTGATGGAGGAAGGCTCCAAAGGTATCTACAAACTCTTCATCGTGGTTTAGCTTACCCATCGTGAATAGAATGGCATGAACTAACTCATGGTAGAAGGTCTGCTCAGTAGTCTGCTTGTTCATGTCCATGCGAATACTGATAATTTGCTTCTCAGGATCACACTTACCAAAGTCCTCCATGTGCACTACGTAGTTGACGTACCATTTAGATCCTGCGAGTTCAAAGGTGGTTGCCACATCTGGTTTGGTTCCCTTCTTAGCCATAGCAGCTTACCGTTCTCCAAGACCCTGTCAGTATTGCCGTCATAAGCTTTGATACAAGCTTCATATAGTTCCCTTTCAGTTGTACAGTCTTTCAAGATCTTATCAGCCTTTACAGGGCCAATACCTCTGATTCCCTCTATGTTATCAACTCTGTCACCTGTCAGTATCTGTTTGTAGAAACTGTACAAACCTTCAAACTCAGTAACATAGTATTCTTCATCCTTTACAGGATTGTAGTGCCATCCCGGTAACTGGTCTAGGTCTTTATCTACATGAACTATCCAGTAGTTACCTTCAGTGGATGCTATGCCTACAGCATCATCAGCCTCTTCACCTTCTGACATCTTAGCACCGAGCTTTAGTAGATGGTTTCTGAGAGCATCATAATGCTTAGGCTTAGGAGCATCCTTACGGTTGCCCTTGTAAGGAACAGTGGTAGCTACCTCGAATCTAAAGTTAGTTTTACCTGTAATCCAAGCTCTGTAGTCATCACACTTCAAGCGCATATAGATAATGTCGGTAAACCATTCAGTGAGTCGATTTAGTGCCCATCGTTCCTCTTCATCCTCATTAGAGAAGCCAACCTTGTATACGAGAAAGTCCGCATCAACGATGGCTTCTACAGGCCTCTGATCCTGTTTAGAGGATGTCATCCGCTGTCTCTTCTTCCTCAGCACCTTCAGGAGAGTACACCTTTAGCTCAGTAATCACAATCTTCTTAATGGATGGTGCAGCACCAAACTTAGCTGACATCTTGTGACGGTATGAGGACACCAAAGCGTAACATTTAGTACCGTTACCAATCTTGCTGATGTCAACAGGATTACCTTCTTCGTCCACAGGCTCAAATAAGAACTTAGACTTACCAACAATGTACTTACCCATTGTGTCTTTGTCTTTTAACTTAATACCAAGCTCTTCTAACTTAGCACAAGCTGCATCACTCAACTGTCCCAATGTGCACTCATACTTATCGTTAGCCTCGTTGAACTTCTTGTTGTACTCTTTCATCCAGTTAGACCAGTACAGTTCACCAGCGACTTTTACGGGTTTCATGCTATCAATACTCATTTCATTTTCCTTTAGTTAAGTTTATTCAGCGTCTACAGTTTCAGTCTGTTTCTCTTGCTCTTGAAATTGTGCTACCAACTTCTGATGCAGTGGGAATGCACCTGACTCAGTAGGCAATTGACCAATCACTCGAACAATGAAAGCAGCTTCATTAGGTTCAATGTTAAATACCATTTTAGTTCCTTTATTAATGTAGCTCTTGAGATTCTGGGTGAGCTACCATACCCAATGCTAGTTCTTCTAAGTGTACCACAGCCGATACTAAGACTGTGTATACCTCTTCAAGATCTAGATCCTGTCCTATCCTGACCTTGAAAGTATTTCCTTCAACGTCAAAGATAATCTGATTCTTATCAATGTGTTTCACGCCAGTTTGCACCAATTTTATACTCCCCGTCTAATGGACAACGAAGCTTAAAGTACTCCCCAGCTTCAACGATACTTGCCTTTGCAGCCTCACCTACTATTGTAGCATATTCCTTAGAAACTTCCAACTGAAATTCATCATGGACATTTGCAACTAGCTTTACAGGCCACTTGTTAGCCTTAGTCTTATCATAAAATAGTACTAAAGCTTTCTTCATCACAATCGCCCCAGCCCCTTGAAGGAGCGAATTGAGAGCTGCGTGTTCTGAGCGCACCCATATTTTACGACCATCAAGCCCCGGTACAAAGCCCTTACTCGCATATCTACTAACCGTATTTCTAAGACGTTGAAGGGCGGGTGTGTTCGCAAGAAAGGAGTCGATAAGTTTCTGTCCCGCTTTAGCATTACCACCGACAATGGAACCAATCTTAGCTGGCCCTGCACCGTATAGGAATGCGTAAATAAACGTCTTCGCTTGATCCCTTGTCTGCAAACCTGCAGCTTTCTGGTTCTGCGTGTGTACATCAGTTCCATCCTTTGATGATCCTTCAGTGACCGTCTTAACATAGTTATCATCCTTCATGTAATGTGCAAGCATACGCAGCTCAAGGCCACTAGCGTCACAACCAACCAATACGTTACCGCTTTCCACAGTCCAACATTCTCTACATTCTTTACCATAGATGCTACCTGCATTGGGAATCTGTGCCATGTTAGGACTACTGTGTGTCATCCTACCTGTAACAGCTCCATTCGTGATCACCTTACCGTGAACTCTACCGTCCTTACCAACAGCTTCTAACCAGCTTTCAACCTGAGCTACACGTTTCTGTAGCATCAAATACTCAGCAATAATTTGACCCTCTGGGAACACAATGTCCTTTAAAGTGTCCTCATCCACTATAGGTTGTCCCGTTGGGGTCAATTTAGTTGGCTTCCATCCTAGCTCAATTAGCTTCTGTCCAATTTGTTGTCTACTTCCGGGATTGAAAGTATCAACGGAATCTTTGATAGGCTTTCCTGAGGTCTTGTGGAATCTTGGAGTGATGACTGGAGGCCACCTTTCTTGCATCTGCTCATATATTCCAGCCATCTTTCCTTTGATGTCAGCAAGTAAACAAGTTGCATAGGGTAAGTCCAGTTTGAATCCATTACGTTCTTGTTCTGCAATGATAGCTGCTACCTTATGTTCAAGATCAAGGCTTTCTTGTGAAAAGTCTTTCTTAGTGAATTCATTAGTAAGATGCTTGTAAAGATCACAAGTGACCTCAACGTCCCTAATGCAATAATACTCAAGAAGAGCCATGTGAGGAACATTGAAGCACTCACCTTTGTACTCCTCTTGTTTGTTCATTAACCATTGCCATATCCTTTTGTAGTCAACTTTCTTAATCTTCCCCATCCTGTCGCCCCAAGCGTCTAAGCTGTGTCCGTTCTCTATTGAGGGATTTAACAACCTTGAGGCTATCAACGTATCGTACACTTGGCTCAAGCGAATCTTCGTAGTCCAGAGCCGATTGAGTATCGGGAAATCGAAGCTTATTCCGTTGTGGGCTACTATCAATGTAGTGTCCTTTAAATACTCCACGAGGTTGTTTGCTGCTTTCCATACGTTAACTTCTCCAGTGTCAATGTCCTTAGTTACTACCATCCAGATCGTGTTGTGATCTAATGTTGTCTCGATGTCTAGAACGATACGCTTCATACTCTGCCTTTAGATCTTCATAGTGATGGATAAGTAATTGATACTTGTCTTGCAACTCATAGTACTTACTTTCCAAGTCGAGCATTCTACCAGCTATCTTGTCCATGTCAATCATAACTGTTCTTCTCCTTATCGAAATATTGCCCATATCCAAAAGGCAAACATCAACAGCATGAAAGCGTTATTCAAAGCGTCAATCATGTGTTTTCTCCTGTTATGCCGTGTGCGGCTTCGATGGCTCGGGC